TGCTGGTGCTGATGTTTATGCTGCAATGGACTGGGAAGAAATTAGTAGGTAATTTTTATGTCTAATGATGTATATCTGGGCAATCCTCTGCTCAAAAAAGCAAACACTCCAATTGAGTTTACTGAAGAACAAATCATTGAGTTCTTAAAGTGTAAAGAAGACCCCGTTTATTTTGCTAGAAATTATATAAAAATCGTATCTCTTGATCATGGTCTTGTTCCTTTCCAAATGTATCCGTTTCAGGAGAAACTTGTAAGAAATTTCCACGAGAATAGATTTAATATTTGTAAAATGCCCCGACAGACGGGTAAATCAACTACTTGCGTTTCATACTTGTTACATTATGCAGTATTCAACGATAATGTTAATATTGCAATTCTAGCAAACAAAGCGTCTACTGCTAGAGACCTTCTTGGAAGATTGCAACTTGCTTATGAGAATCTACCCAAGTGGATGCAACAAGGAATTATATCTTGGAACAAAGGATCACTTGAATTAGAAAATGGATCAAAAATTTCATCAAACTCCACTTCTTCATCTGCGGTTCGAGGTGGATCGTACAATGTCATCTTTTTGGACGAATTTGCATTCATTCCGAATCACATTGCAGATGACTTTTTTGCCTCTGTTTATCCCACCATTTCTTCTGGACAAAGTACAAAGGTAATTATCGTATCCACGCCACGTGGTATGAATCACTTCTACCGTATGTGGCACGATGCTGAACGGGGTAAAAATGAATATATTCCCACAGATGTTCATTGGTCTGAAGTTCCTGGTAGAGACGAGGTGTGGAAAGCACAAACTATTGCAAACACTTCGGAGCAACAATTTAATGTGGAATTTAACTGCGAATTTTTGGGGTCTACAAATACTCTAATTAATCCAGCAAAACTTAAAAATCTTGTATATGAAGATCCAATTAGAAGAAATGCTGGATTAGATATATATGAAAATCCTAAAAAAGATAGTAACTATCTAATTACAGTTGATGTTGCTCGTGGTCTTGGTAATGATTACTCTGCATTTATTATTTTTGATATCACAGAGTTTCCTTATAAGGTAGTAGCAAAATATAAAAATAATGAAATTAAACCTATGTTGTTTCCAAGTATAATTCACGAAGTAGCAAAGGGATATAATGATTCTTGGTTATTAATTGAAGTTAATGACATTGGGGATCAGGTAGCAAGTATTTTACATTTTGATTTAGAATATGATAATGTTCTTATGTGTGCGATGAGAGGTCGTGCAGGTCAGATTGTTGGATCTGGATTTAGTGGAAAGAAGTCTCAACTTGGGGTAAGAATGACTTCTGCGGTTAAGAAGTTGGGTTGTTCCAATTTAAAAACTTTATTGGAAGATGATAAGTTGCTGACTGTTGATTATGAAATTATATCAGAACTTACAACATTTGCACAGAGACATAATTCTTTTGAAGCAGAAGAAGGTTGTAATGATGATTTGGCAATGTGCCTTGTAATCTTCTCTTGGTTGGTCGCACAAGATTATTTTAAGGAAATGACAGATAATGATGTTCGTAAAAGAATATATGAAGAACAAAAAAATCAGATAGAACAAGATATGGCACCATTCGGATTTATAGTCGATGGAATTAATGAGACCGGAACTTTTGTAGATAGTTCTGGGGATAGATGGTATGCAGATGAATATGGAGACCGTTCTTATATGTGGGACTATCTATAATGAATTTAGATGACCAGATAGAATTTGGACATTTATTATTTTTTGATCGTAAGTGTAGGGTTTGTGGTGAAATTAAAAATTTATTGGAAGATTTTTATTTAACAAGAAAAAACAGAGCTACATTTAAATCATCATATTCTTATGAATGTAAATTATGTACAATAAAGAGAATAAAAGAAAATAAGAAATCATTTTTTAGCAAATTAGCATGGGAATACCCAGATTGGTAAATTCACGCATTGTTTCCCCACTGAAAATACCTCTTTTCCTAAATATTTTTAGATAAATTTGGATTGCGAGGAAAAAAAAGATGCCATTAAATTTAGCATCTCCCGGAATTAGAGTAAGGGAAGTTGACCTTACAGTAGGAAGAGTTGATCCAACTTCAGAGCAATTTGGTGGAATTGTCGCACCATTTGCTCAAGGTCCTGTAGATTTGCCAATTACAGTTGGATCAGAAAAAGATTTATTAGATAATTTTGGCAAACCATATGGTAATGATAAGCACTATGAGCATTGGATGGTTGCATCGTCATATTTGGCATATGGTGGACAATTGAGAGTAGTAAGATCTGATGATGATAACCTTTTTAATGCAGTATCTGCAGGATCATCAATCAAAATTAAAAGTATAGAACATTATGAACAACTTCAATATGATGAAAATGTAATTACTGGAAGAACACTTGTTTCTAAAAATCCAGGATCTTGGGCAAATGGAATTCGTGTTGGAATGATCGATTCCAAAGCCGATCAAGTTTTAACACTATCTTCTACCTCAGGTATTGTGGTAGGAATGGGAGTTACCCAAGAAATTTCATCAACACTTCCTGGAGCAGGAACTACTTCGATTCTTGATGGATATTTAAAGGGAATTATCACTGATGTTACAGGCAATGATATTTCTGTAAAGGTTCTTTCCCATGTTTCATCTGGAAACACAGAAACTGTAGTTGATTATCAACAATCTGGTGTATATTTCTTTAGTGGATCTGGAAGTATTGCTATCCATACTTCTGGAGTATCAACATCTTTTGCAACAACTTCTGTAACTAGACAAACTGACTGGTTTGATCAACAAACCGTAGCAATTTCTACTAGTACTGTTGGTGGAACTACCACTACACAAACACTTAAGTGGAATACAATTGCAGATCGTCCAGGAACTTCGGAATATGCATCTAACAGAGGATCTAGATTTGATGAGGTTCATGTTGTTGTTATTGATTCTGAAGGAAAAATCACAGGAAATGCTGGAACAATTCTTGAAAAGCATTTAGGTCTTTCAAAGGCAAAAGATGCAGAGTTTTCAGTTGGTTCTCCATCATATTGGAGATCATACTTAAAGACTAATTCTGAGTATATTTTTGGTGGATCTGAACCATCAGGATTAAGCACATCTGGATTCACATCTGGATTTGATCCACAAGCAGATTCTGGTTGGGATCAAAATGCTGAAGGTATAATTTTCAATTCTTGTGGAAAAAGAGATTTTGTTCTTTCAAGTGGTAAAAATTATGATGGAGAAATTGATATTACTGCTGATGGAGCACTTAGAGCAGATTTAAATAAGTTAGTATCAGGATATAGTTTATTTGAAAATACTGAAAATTATAGTATTGATTTCTTAATCATGGGATCCGCAAATTATGAAAAAGAAATTGCTCAAGCACTTGCTAATAAATTAATTGCTGTTGCTGATGTTAGAAAAGATGCAATTGCATTTATTTCACCATACAGAAAAGCATTTTTAATTGATACTAGTGCTGGTTCAGTTACTGTTAATGATGATGAAACTATTACTAATAATGTAATTAGTTTTTATTCACCATTAACTTCTTCATCATATGCAGTTTTTGATAGTGGTTATAAGTATATGTTTGACAGATTCTCTAATACATTCCGTTATGTTCCCTTAAATGGAGATATTGCTGGATTATGTGTACGTAATGACATTGATAATTTCCCATGGTTCTCTCCAGCAGGAACAACTAGGGGTGCAATCTTGAATGCTGTTAAGTTGACATATAATCCTTCAAAAGTTCAAAGAGATAGACTTTATTCTAACAGAATTAATCCTGTTGTTTTCTCACCTGGTTCTGGAATCATTCTTTTTGGTGATAAAACTGCTCTTGCTAAGTCATCTGCATTTGATAGAATTAATGTTCGTAGATTATTTGTTTATCTTGAAGATGCAATTTCTGCTGCTGCCAAAGATCAGCTCTTTGAGTTCAACGATGAAATTACGAGAACTAACTTTGTAAATATTGTTGAACCTTTCTTACGTGATGTTCAGGCAAAGAGAGGAATTCAAGATTATGTTGTTATTTGCGATGAAACAAATAACACTGCTTCAGTTATAGATAATAATGAGTTTGTGGCTGATATCTATATTAAACCCGCAAGATCAATTAACTTCATTGGTCTTACGTTTGTTGCCACCAGAACTGGTGTTTCGTTTGAAGAAGTTATCGGTAACGTTTAATTTAGAGGTTTAAAAAACAATGGCAACTCGTCAACAAAGAAACTCCCTACCATTAAGAACCATCAGTGATTTTAAAAGTAAATTGAAAGGTGGTGGTGCAAGACCCAATCTGTTTGAAGTTGAATTAGCATTTCCAGATGCAATTCGTATTGATAATGATGTCGTTGAAAATGCAAGATTTCTTGTAAAGGCAGCAGCATTACCAGCATCAACAATTGCTCCAATTGATGTACCATTTAGAGGTCGTATTTTAAAAATTGCTGGTGATAGAACTTTTGAAACTTGGACCATTACGATTATTAATGATGTATCATTTGAAATTAGATCTGCTTTCGAAAAGTGGATGAATTATATTAATAAATTAGATAATGCAACTGGTGTTACTGATCCAGTTCTTTACCAAAAAGATGCGATTGTTAATCAATTGGATCGTGACGGAGGAATCCTAAGAAAATACAGATTCAAGGATATTTTCCCAACAAATATTTCAACAATTGATTTAAACTATGATACTACTGACACTATTCAAGAGTTTACAGTAGAACTTCAAGTGCATTATTGGGAAGCATATAAGGGAACTGCTAATGGTTCTGGTGGTGAGGACATCAGCTAAATAGTAAAATAATAGTTCAAATTAGTTTATAATATGGCAAAACTTTTTGGTTTTTCTATTGAAGATAAGGAAAAAAAGTCCAAAGGTATAGTTTCCCCCGTTCCTCAAAATAATGAGGACGGGGTTGACAATTATATTGCCAGTGGTTTTTATGGTTCTTATGTAGACATTGAAGGCGTATATAGGACAGAGTTTGATTTACTGAAAAGATATAGAGAAATGGCACTTCATCCAGAGTGTGATGGTGCCATTGAAGATGTAGTTAATGAAGCTCTAGTAAGTGATCTTTATGATTCTCCTATTGAAATTGAGCTTTCTAATTTAAATGCAACAGATAAGTTAAAAGAAGCAATCCGTAAAGAATTTAAATATATTAAAGAACTTTTAGATTTTGATAAAAAATCTCACGAAATTTTTAGAAACTGGTACA